CTATCGTTCGTGGGACAGCTCGGTTATTACGGCGAGTGCGACGGCCTTGGGCGATTGCGGGTTCTGGCCCGTGATCAGGCGGCCATCGGTGATGACAAATGAGGTGAACGGCACCCAGCCCTTGCGGTAACGCGCCCCTTGGCTCAGCAGCCGGTCTTCAAGCAAGAACGGCACCTCACGCTTCATGCCCGATAGCAGTTCTTCGCGATTGGAGAAGCCGGTGATGTTTTTGCCCTTGATGATCGCGTTGCCCTGTTCATCCTTCAGATCCAGCAGGCCCGCCACACCGTGGCACACGGCCGAGACGATGCCGCCCTGGTTGTAAATGGTTTGGGCGACACGTTGCAGGTCGAGGTTGCCAGGGAAGTCCCACATGACACCGTGGCCGCCGGTGAAGTAGATCGCGCGAAATTGCGACGGATCGACATTGGCGATGGGCAGCGTGTTTTGCAGCCGGGCGCGAAAGGCCGGGGACTGCAACTGTTCACGCGCCGCCTTATCCATGTACAGCCAACCGAGGCTGCGCTCGTCCAGAGGCACAGCACCTCCTTTGGGGCTGGCAAATACCGTCGTGTAGCCAGCCGCTTCCACGACCTCGGTGAAATGCGTCAGCTCTGTCAGCCACAGGCCCGTGGTATCGGGCCTTGAGGGGTAGCTGGCGTGGTTGGTCATGATCACCAGGATCTGGCGATTGTTTGCAGCGGCCGTGGAAGGGCCGGGTTCAGCCTGTGCAAATGTCATAAGCGCGCCACCTATCGCTACCAACGCAAAAGAAATAAGGGTTTTGAGCATGATCCAGGGTCCAGTAATCCTGTCGGTTGGTGCATGCTCACCTTAAACCTCGCTTTAAGGTCAACCCCTGCTTTGGCAAAAAAAAACCGAGTCGTCTTGGGGCGCGACGGCTCGGCTTTTTTTGGGCGTGTTGAACGTTTAGCCAGCTGCTACAGCCGCCTCGCGCTCCATCAACTTATCGACCAACAACATTCCCAGCTCACTTAACTGATGAATCGCCAACGCGACGTCGCGCTGTTTACCGGTCAGTTCATCCGACAGGTCGAGCAGCAGGGCGGTTACTGAGGAAAAGGTTTCATAGCTATTGGCGACGAGCATTTCATTGCTGGCATCGTCGGCAACGCTGAACAGCGGTGTCGAGGGTGGAGGAGAGGGTTCGGCGTTGGGGTTGAGGGCGTGATCGATCGCACGACGGGCTGCCTGATGTTTAGGAGTGAGATAAATGAGAGGGGGTGTGCGTGATAATCATGGGATACTCCTCCCGACTCCGGGGGAATTTGGGCGGTGACTGCAAATCCATTGCAACCCGTACAACAGCTATTACATCTTGATTAGCCTGCCTGAACCCAACCAAACAACTCTTTGCTCACACGTATCAGCTCCTGGTTGTCACCGCCCTGGATGAGGCTGGAAGCAACCTCAAGGCACCTCAATCTCACTAGTACTTCTGCTTGGCGGAATTCGCGTTGCTCTGCAGTCAAAGGCATGGAATCTCTTTGTGCCTTCAAGTAACGACCCAATGCTGATCTTGATATGGCGCATCCCTGCTCCGACAGCCAAGCCGCATGGTCGTCCAAAGTCAGGTGAGGAAGCTTGGCTGCCCTGCTGGAAAGCTCTAATCGAACCGCCTCAGGTATAGCCATCACCCTAGATTTGCCTGCCATGTGTATTGCTCCAAAGAGATTAATGCTGTCGATGTAAGAGGGATCAAACAACATCATCTGGTGGTAGAAAAAGATCGCCCTGATTGCGAGCAATTACTGCCAGCCGCATCCGCTTAACGACCTTGTAGACGAATGCCAGAGAGATGTTGTGCTTCATGGCGATCTCTCTTTGATTTCGGCCCGTCCACTCATCAAAGATTTGCTGATGCAGCTTTGACGCTTGTAGGTGAATACCTTTCGGCATGTAAAGCACCTGACCTCCCCAAACAGTAGCCATCAGCATGGCTACTTCACTGCCGTGTGCCTCAGCAAGTTCAGGACTGATATCCAAGGTCTCCTTCGCAGACTGGGCTACGTGACCAGCCAGTGCCTGAAGAAGATCTCCAGGAGCGCTACAGGGCTCTTTCATACGACCTCCTTATTGGTTACTCGGTGGTGCCACTGTTTCAAACTTTCAATCACCCGGCTCGCCTGTGCGGTACTGAGCCACTGCAGCGCGGAGACGCGTGTCATGCTCAGTACGAACTTGGCAAGAGCGGCCTCGGAGGAGTCACGAACCTCGCCCAGGTCATGTAGGGCCAACCAAAGCGACCGGATCTTCTTTGACTGATCGTCGTCAGCCAACGGTCGCTTTCCTGCCTTGTTTGGACGAACCTTAAAGCCCTTTTGCTTGAGCTGTTCCAAAACCCTAAGCAGGTTTGGAACACTCAGATCAGCAGTGGACGTTGCGCCGTCCAATCCCTTCATGCCAGCCAGCATCAGGCGATATATGTCGGCATCCATGCGCAGTTCTCGACGGGCGACGTGGATCAGCTTGATCAAGCGCAGACGATTCGGGTTGGAAGGCGCGGTTTTCACTGATCACCTCCATTCATCAAACGTGCGTTGCCGGTCTGCTGGTTACGAGCGGCATGAATCCGTTGACGGATCTTGCTGCACTTAGCGTGATTGCCAGTGTTACGAGGCCGTTGGCACTGGTCACAGATCGCCAGGAACTCCAGTACACCGGCTGAAAGTTTCCCCGTGCTGGTCATGCCCATTTTTGACGCTCCATAAGCTCGATTGCCTCCTGCTGCGGATCATCAACGACGCCGTAAGACAACTCGCGGATGAAGTCCTCCATTTCGAGCTTTGCGTCCAGGGCATGACCCGAAGCCCACGCGGCCACTCGCATTTCGCCGATTACCCGAGGCACTTCGTTACCCAAGCCTTCAACTACCAGGGTGTCGTACTTCTTGTCTGTAGCGCTCATGTCAAACCCCCATGGTCAAGCGTGCGCGAGGCTGATGGTTCACCGCCTGGTGCAACTGAGCCGACTTACCTGCCTGATACCCTGCATCGGCAGAGCCCTCATCACGCGACTTGAGCTTGCGGCGCTTCAAGTCGACGCTCTTCAGTGCCGGATAGTTTTTGGCCATGTAGGCTTCAATTGCCTCTGCAATTTCGTCTTCGACACCGGCGAACTCTTCTACTTTGAGGGCCACAGCGTCGATCCAGCCATGGGCAAAGGCATCGCCACGCGCAATTTTGGTTGATCGCTTGCAACGTTTCTGAGTAGCCAAGTAATCACGCCGAGCTTTCTGGCACTGGCGCTCAAGTACTTGGTATGCGTACCCCGAAAGCTCCGGCGCAGCGCTGCAACCAATGAAGGTGAATACCGCTCTGGACCATGCCGGTGTGCTGTAAATTAAGTGCGTTCCGAATGCTCTGGCACAAACATTTGCCAACCGGATTCGCCAGGCCGGTGGCTCACCGTCTGAGCCCGCAGGAACCTGCGACTCACCCGCCATGCTGGCAAGCACATCGCCCATCTCCAGGTTGTACAGCTCCATCAGTTTGTGTGCCTGGCGCAGAGCAGTTTCGGCTTCGTTGGGATTGCTGGTTTTGGACTTGGCCATCTCCAGGCATTTTTTGATCTTTTCCAGCGTGCGGTTGTTGTCCATGTCACTCATCCTCCGCATCGGTTTCGTCATCAACGATCTCGGTCATCACCAGGGGAAACTTTTCGAAGAGATCCAAGGCGGTAGCACAACCGGCCTTAAAGCCTTTGCGCTCGTCGCCAGCTAGCAAGACTTGCTGTCCGTTTGCCCCGCGCAATACCAACTCGGTATCCGCAGGAGCCTTAACAATCATTTGCAGTTTCTGGACCCGACTGGTGTACCACTGTTGGATCAACCCGATGATTTCTGCCACATCAGGGTCGTGGATATTGGCTTTTGCGATATCAGTCATGTCACACGGCCTCCAGCGGGGTAATGCGCCATTTGCTGTGCAGACGCCCGACAGGCGTACATGGCAGGCGTTCAATGCCAAAGGGGCGGCCATGGAAAAGCTTTTCAGCCAGCCGCTTCACCGGGTACACATAATCATGGGTGCAAGACACACGCTTGCCGCGTACGGTGCTGGTCGCGTAGCCATCACCGTTCATGCGAACTGAAACTTCGACCGGTACCAGCGGATGGATCGAATGCACTGGGTACTTCACGCTGCCAGTCCGCCCCTCCCACAGATACTCGACCACCCCACCAACTTTCAGGGCTGCGAGGTTTACAACCTTCAATCCACCCCACACATCGGTCTGATACGGCCAGCTTTCAGTGACGATGCCAGCCTCGTCGACAGTCCACACGAGGAAGTCCTGGTGGTGGTCCTGGAACTCAATCAATGTCTTGCTCATGTCGGTTGTCCCAGCCATTGGTGCTTCAGCGCTTCCAGTTTTTCAGCGACTCCATCGACTTGGTCTGGATCGCCGTGAATCACAGCAATGACAAAGCTTTGGCCCGATTCCAGCTCCAGGTGCACAATATCGAACGTGTCCTTAGTGCTCTTTTCAGCATCCTCAAGCACATCGAACAGGCTTGTTTTGGACCACTGCATGGACGTAAGAATGCCCATATCACACCCCCGCCAACGTCAGGTTGATTGGCAAATACTGGTCAGTGCTGCCTTGGCGCTTGTAGACCCTGATGTACACGGCGGTCCCGTTGACCTGGATGGAGTCTTTCAAGGCTTTCATGGCAGTCTTCCAGTCAGGATCGTCAATATCGACGCGCAACAGGCTGAGGACGTCTTTAACCATCAACTGCCCTTGGCGGTTGGCCCGGAAGGCACGGTCGACCAGCACCCGCAGGTGGCTGTTCGCTCCCTCGGACCAAGCATTGATGCACTGGTTGATCAACTCCCTTGCGGCTTGGATCTCTTCAGTGAAGACAACTCGATCCGCGTAGGCCCGCTCAATCTTGAACTCGCCATCGTACGTGGTGATGGAAACATTGCCCTTTTGACCGCCAAGCGTTACGCCATAGCGTTCAGCGGACACAGCAACCAGGTCTGCAACATCAGCCAGGGCCTTTTTCTTGAAGCGTGCCAGAGCCGCACTGAGTTGCTCGGCCTCATCACCAAGATCGCGAGCAACGCCATCACGTAACTTGTCATGCTCCCGCACCTGGTCAACCGGAACCAAATGACCCACCGCATTTCGGACAAAGCCTGCAGGGATATTGAGGTCAGACATGGGGCTGCTCCTTTTGGGCAAGCGCTGCTGCGCGGTCGAGTCGGTCAATTTCAGCGAGAATCAAGGCACCAGCTTTAACCAGGTTGCGACGTTGGCTGCGGGGCTTCCAGGATGCTTCCGTCCACGGCCATTCTTCCGGGACGAAATGCATGGTGGCCTCTGTTTCAGTAGCCTGGTTGAGCGACTCGATGGCATAGCAAGCACCGACGAGCGCGAGATCACCGTTGACGTACTCGTCATCCTGCTCGGGATAAAAGCAGTGAAATTGAATCTGGCGAATGCGCTCGGCCAGCACACTCTGCAGTGACGCAGGAGCGTTTTTCGCGTATTCCGTTTCGCTGAAAGCCACATGATCGGCAGCGATCAGCCGGTAGATGTTACGGATGAGCTTTTCATCGTCGTGCACGCCGTCGAATACCTGGTCAACGATCCAGGCAAGCATGGGTTCGGTGATTTCAGCAGGCATACCACTTGCCGACAGGCCATACCGGTCGATGTGTTTGAGCAGCAAAGAAACATGCTCCATCGCCTCAGCCCAAAACATGGTTGGGCTTTCTTGCTCGACCGCATGACGCAGGGCCTGGATGGCCACGGTTAGGGACTGGCTCATCAATGCACCTGCCTTGCGGATTGGGCCGCTTGTTGCTGTTGCTGGTAATAGGCAGCGAGGCGCTGCAGCTCGTTGTAGGTGTCGCAGAAATTCCCGGCAATCTGCAGCTTGGCCAGCTTCACCAAGGTACTGTCCAGTTTGTGGACGTACTCCTTCAGCTGAATGATTTGCTGGTCCTTGCTGAACATTTCGTCGTTCATGCGCTTAAGTTCGGCGCGGACCTGCTGCTCATCGAGAAGCTCCGGGTTACATAAGGTCGAGCAGGCGTGAACAATAACTTCGCTCATTGGTCCTGCTCCTTCACTGATGTGTACCAGGCAACATCGACACCCCGTACACGCATGGTGTTGCGTGTGCAGCGTCCAGCTGGAGTGAAACTGATTCTGTGCAGTTCACCCCCAAATCGCTGTAAGAACAGATCGACACTGTCCTGATCGATAAAAATCTTGTTGTCGAGTACCACCAGGTGCTTGATCACGACACCAGCAGCGCGGATATCGCGGGTCAGCTGATTAAAGGCGGACAATTTAGTGGTGAAGTCTTCGGCCAGAACGCTGATGCGCTCTTCCACTTGCACGCCTACAAGGTACAAAGCGGCCATCTCACACCCCCTTCACGATGTCGGCAGTGACGATTGGCGCGCCCAAATTCGCAGCCAGGTTCATCGCGGCGATCACCAAATTGCCGATGGCGAGCGGGTACAGGAGCGAAACGGTTTCATCCCTGCCGCCTCGGCGCGCTGGCTGTGAGAGTCGAGTAGCGATGGCTTGGATACCGGTGGCATCCATGACTTCACCAAGTGCCTTGCCTGCCCGGTCAAAACGAAACTTCAGAAACTCCTCCAGACGTGCGCCTTCGATGGGCGGCAGCGTTATGCGCTCGCAGCGCTGTACAACTTCGCGCACATCAGCGTTGCGCTCGCTCAGTTTCACGCTCAGCTCGGGCTGGCCGATCATGATGATGCTCACCAATTTGGTGAACCCAACCTCCAGCTCCAGGATGCGCTTGAGGTGCTTGAGTGTCGGGATCGGCAGGCTGTGAGCCTCCTCGATCACCAGGCAATGGCGATAACCAGCAGCGTGCGACTCTTTCAACACTTTATGCAGCTGGGCAAAGCGTGCCTCGGGGCTGTTTTTGGGCTTAGTCAGGGGCGAGACCGCCGCCATCATCGCTTCGGCTATGTGGGTGCTTTTCAGCGATTTACCTTTGGTGTCGTTGTCTTCGGACGCCAGGACGTAGGGTTCAATGATGATGACCAGGTCTTTTTTCTCGACCAAACGATTGACCAGGTCGCGGCGCAGGGTGCTTTTACCAGCGCCGGACTCGCCTTCAATGGCAAGGAAGCCGCCGTGTTTGGCTGTCTGATACATCGCTTCACGCACATAGCGGATGTCCGGGCTGGTCCACATGTCCTGAGCGCAGGAAAGCTCATCAAAGGGATCGCGAAACATGCCGAATGCCTTGCGGGTAGGTGGCAGTAAGGTTTGCTTTGGCAGTAACATAGGTTCGTCCTCCCCGGACGGCTCTTCTTTAAGGGCCGGATCTGCCGTGTTCGAGCACGGCAGATCCACTTCTTCAAAGGCGTTGGCGATATCGGCATCGTTGGCGCCGGACTCAGTTAGAAACATGCGGATGCGGCCCTGCAGGTCGGCGATGTCCAAGCTGCGGGGCCACTGGCTGTGGTTCAGCAACTGGGCGACCGCAGCCCCGCTGAGTTTCAGCGACTCGGCCAGGGCCGACTGAGGGCGGCCCACCCCCTGTAAAACTTGTTTCAGTTTCAACATCACTCACCTCCAACCGCTGCCAGCACCAGGCTGAACGGTTTGCGGATGACCTGTGCAGGTCGTTTTAGCTCGGCCTCAATGGCCTCAAGCTGTTCTTGAGGAACACCGTCTGGATATTGCTGTTGCAGCCAGCTGAAAGTTTCCGGCGTCCAGAGGTTGTCCAGGCGTGGGCGAAGCAGCTTCGCCGCCTCAACATGGCTCAGCGGGGCAAGTTCGACCGTGGGCGCATTGACGTTTAGCGACGTACCACGGCGCGGCATGTAGGCAGGCAGCAAGGTGTCGGTTACGTGCTTGTGCGGATCGATTAGGCCGCCGAAAGGCACTTTTTTCGACTTGCGAGCGGACTCTGCATCGGCTTGGTTTGTGGTGCCGGTGGCGATCTGTTCAAGCACCTTGCGCGACACCTGGGCAGGTGTCTGCGCATGGCTTTTGTACTGTTCGCCAATATGTGCAGCGGTCTCGGCAAAGCCGTATTGATCGATTCCGATCTTCTCAATGACGTGGTACTGCTCGCGCCCGTCTTCACCCACCAGAACTGCAATGGCCGAGTCCTGGTCACGCCAGCAATTACGAGTGATCAGCAGCTTCTCGCCTACCATGACGCCCGGCACTGTGCTGACATCAAACTGGGCGCCGCGAAACGAAACCTGCAGCAGGTTGCTGACCTTGCGTTCCTCTGGCGTGCTGACGGCCAGCTCGCGGCAAACGGCAACGCTAGGTGCAAGGCGCAGTTGATCTGCCTGAATCAACTGCCATACGCCGTAGCGGGTGCGCTGAGTGCGGCTGTGAATAGATGTGGCATTGAAGAACCGCATCCACTGTCCAGCCCATTCGTTGATCTGCTCCAGCGTTTGCGCCGCTTTGAATTTCAAGGCACTTTCAAATTCACGTTCAACGATGTTGTGCGCCTGCTCGACCTGACCTTTGGCGCGAGCGTTGCCTACCTGATTAATGATCAGGTTGATGGACATGGCACGGCACAAGTTGCGAAAGATGCTGCTGGTCATGGCTGCGCCAGGGTCAGTCATCAACATCCAGGGCACGCCATGGAATGGGTCTGCTTCATGACGCTTCTGCATGGCGTTGATCAGCACGTTGCTGAGATTCTCGGCAGACTCGGCGCCCAGGACGTACTCCAGGTACAGCGTGCCGCTGGTATGGTCAGTGATCACGTAACGCCACAAACGCTGACGCTCGATCTTTTTCAAGTTGGCAGGTTTGCCATCATAGAAAACAGCCTTGTCCATCACCTTGGCGCCGTCATCGGCCAGATAGAATTGCGTCGATATCGAAGCGTCGACCTGCCAAACGTGGTTTGGATGGTTGCTGGCCAGCGATACTGCCGGAGCATCGTGCAGCAGCTGCTCAGGGTGCAGCTTGTAGCTGCGCAGCGCCTGGGCTATTGCACTATTACTCAGTGGCAGAAACTCACCCGTTTCTTCATTAAGGCGACCTGCCAGGATCAAGTTGTTGCTGCGCAGCCGCTCAACCGCCCGCTCGATGGTGGACAGCTGTTTGCCATTGGCACGGATAGACTCCAGGAGCACAGCCGATATTTTCTGCGCCTCCTCCAAGGGCAGAGCGCTGCAGCCTGCATCACTTCGGCGTTTGCGTGGCTTGTTCACTGAGACCTCCTTTAACTTGCGCTGTAGGGTTTGAAGGGACATGCCCAGCTCTGCCGCACCTGCTTTATAGATAGCGGTGCGCTGACCGTGTGGAGTCACGGCTGCTCGCTGGGCGATCTGCGCCAGTTGCTGGGCTTGCACAGGGTTCATACTCAGGCCTCGCGCTTATCCATCCAGACGGGGTCCTGATTTTCCTGGTGTTCAGGCAGGTGGAAGTCGCTGCGCAGTGTTGCCAAGGCCAGCTCCAGTTGGCGAATCAGGTCTGCTTGGTAAAAACGATGGTCTTGGCCGTGTTCGGCGCCGTGTTCGGCCATCTTGTTGAAACCCTCGCGCAGCTTGCCGAGTACTGTCAGCTCAAGCTCATCCGTTAAGGCAATCACTTCAACGCGAAGGTCTTTGATTACCTCGTCCGGTTCAGCAAATTGGATACGTTTGCGGGTTTTGATCAGCTCCTGCGTGACTTTTTCGAGGTCCTGGTTGCGGTCAGCGAGGCGCTCATCTTTGGCATTAGCGTCTTCGCGAGCCTCACGCAACGCGGCGCGCAGTTCGCGGCTGGTCATGCGGTCGATGTCTTCTAGCGCTAGACCAGCAACGGTTCCACCCTCTGTTAAAGACGCTAGGTCTTCGTCATCTTCAGTCATGAGTTCGAATAGCTTGGTCTTTCCCAAAACGGCGAGCGCCTGCCGTTTTGATTCGAGTTGAGGATTCGAATACTTGAGAGTGGCCTGCATCATTTGCCTGGCAGTCCTCTCTGGTATGCCAAGCTGCTCTCGGACGATCTGTTCAAACTCGCCATGAGGTTCATTTTCCTTGAGTACAATCAGGCGCTTGCCAGCTTCCAGCATGGCTTCAGCGCTTTGAGCCATGTAAAAGCGAGCCTCATTCACCAGTCGTGTACGGTCATAAAGGAGTCCGTCGCCGAACCGGGCCAGTATTTCAGCGCTGCGCCCAGCCATCAGGTTCTGGTTGGCCGCCAGAACTTCCCCATTCAGCGCGGGCAAATCAATTGCTTCGGTTGTTGGCGTTTTTGTACGGGCCATGGTGTTCCCCTTAATTCATTGAGCCAGCGGCTACGCGCTGATTGGTTTCCTGCATGCGGCCCTGCAGTCGATACATGTGCTCGGCGTGGGCCTGAGCGATTTGCAAGGTTTCGATGGAGTGAGCGAAGCGCCCGTTGTCCAGCCGCATCGCTAACCCTTCATCAATAAGGGTCTGTACGGCTCGAGTGATATTGCTGGGGCTATCACCTGTCAGCTTGACCAGATCGTTGTTGCTCAAGCCTGTGATGGTGTGGCCTTTCAGGGCCTTAAATGTCCGCAGCACGCGTGCAGCGGCAGAAAGACTGGCGGTCATGCCTATTCCTCAAGTTCAAGTTGTGGTTGTTGGCTCTGATTGACGTTGCCGCGATGCCAGGCAAGCCCTTCCATTGCTGCCTGAATAGCTGCAAGGGTTTCTTCGGCCTCACAGGTCTTCGCGTAGAACGCCAATAGCTTTCCGGCTGCGGTCGTGAGTAGCTCCTGCAGCGCTTGCGTATCCTTGGCTGTACAGCGTCGACCAGTAGGTATGTCGATGGTCAGGCGACCTGCACTCGCGTTTATCCAGCGAGTGACGTAATCACAGCCGCAAGCCTGTTCGAAGGGGCGAATCATGTTGGCGGGCATCCGACCAGTCTGGAACCATTTGTAAAGCGTCCAATGGTCGGTTTCGCCAATATCTATAGCTATCCTATCGACGCTCTTGTTGTGAGCATCTTTTGCGAAGTCCTTGCACAGTTCCATTGCGCCGCGTAACGAAGTGGCTTGTACGTTTTTCCAATAACGGCGGTTCATTGGAGGCCTCTCTTTAATGGGCTTTCCAAACAAATAGTGAGTTTGTCGCTATCCAAGTCCATGGCGCGGACTGCAAAGTTTTGCGAAACCACCGCAGACAGGAACATGGCTATGACCAACCGTATTGAAATGCTTGAAGCGCAAGTGAACGCTCTGGCCCAAGGGTGGCTGCGACTAGCGGCGGTTCTTGAGGTCGGAGGCTTGGTTGATCCTGAACGCCTCGATCAGTTGCTGAAGTCGATCCGCTGGCCGGGACAGTCAATTGAGCCCGAGGCAACGAGGACACTTGAGTGGCTGTGTGAGCAGTTGGCCCAAGCGAGAGATGTCCGCCTATCAGCGAAGCCGCCAACGGAAACCCGAAGTAGTCGCACTCTATGAATGGGCGGCTCATTACGCTGCCACCGATGCGAGCTTGTTTGGATTGGCCTTGAGACCGAGAGCTATAGCAGCACGATGTCCCTCGCCGCGCAGGCCTTTGCGGCGACCGAGGAGCAAGTCGACGATGGTCATGCGATCAAAGCCATTAGCTTGTGCCCACTGAGTTTTGCAAATACCGTGGCGGACAAACCAGGCGCTGACACTTGTTAGCGTCTGTGGGTACTGGGGTAATAAGCTAGAATCAGTTTCGGGTGTACGGATTGCGCCGCGCCCAATGAACAAATCGCGGTCGACCTTTCGTACTCGCTGTATCATTCGGCGGGCACGAATCAGAAGGGACAGGTTTGAAATGTTCATACGGGCCTCACGCTACGAGTTGTTCGACTGACAGCTTGAGACCCAGCTTCAGAGCAATTTCATGGCATTTGCCACGTGTGCTTTTGGAGCGACCGCCGATCACGCAGTAGACCTCGTGGCGGCTGTAGCCATTTTTTTCAGCCCAGGTGGAAATGGGCAGCCCGGCAGCATTGAAAAGTTCACGAACGCGATCAGCCGAGTACGGTTTGCGGGTTGGTAGCGGGTAAGGAATGTTCATTGAGCGGGCTTCCTGTGTGTTTTGAGAGTGCCAATCAGAAGTCTTGTAGGGCGTTATTGATTGGCTTGTGATGGATGATGGTGCACGAACGTGCACCTGTCAACAAAAAAGGGTTCGAATGAGCACTATTGGCATTCGGTTGCGTGAGGAAAGGGAGCGCTTAGGGTTGAATCAGACCGCTTTCGGTGAACTTGGCGGTGTTCAGAAACGTGCGCAGATTAACTATGAGAAAGATGAGCGCTTGCCCGATGCTGGATACTTGTCTGCTCTATCAGGAGCTAACGTGGATGTGCTTTATGTTCTCACCGGAAACCGCTCACGCCCGTTGGTACCCCCGTCAAGCGATACGGTGAGTGATCTTGTTCGAGGCAAGGCAATACGCGAATCAGACATATTGTCTGGCCGGGTGGCGAAGGAGCTAAAGCGTGGCGAATTGGTCAAGGATCTGACTCTTGGAAAAGAGATCAAGGACCTAACGCTTGGCGAAAAGATGAACGATCTAACGCTTGGGAAGAATCTTAGTGACTCTGGTGTTCTGCCTGGCAGCGCCCTCGAACAAGCAGGGTTAAATCGTCGGGAGCAGGCGCTGCTCGCAAACTATAGGGGATCGGATGAGCGGGGTCGCAAGGCCATCGAAGGTGCGGCGAGTGAGCTATCACTCAAGGACGGTGAACAGTCGAAGCGGCAGGGGGGCGAATGATGACGAGTGTTAATGCATCATCACTGTTTAGCATCAGTCCCATTAAGTCAGGCCGGATTCTCATCCAGATGCTAACACCGGATGGAATTGATCCAGTGCAGTAGTAAATGCTGCGTGCTCAGTTGGCGAAAGAGGCCGGATCTGAGCAGCTACGCGCGTTAGCAGATTGGCTCTATCGAGCGACTCACGGTGAGATTGCTCAAGACGTTCAGCAACTGCTCGCGCAATTGCGGCTTCCGAAAGCCGACCTTTCCGGCGAGCCATAAAAGGATTCTGAGTGATTTTTACTGAGGGCATTATTGGCTCCTAACTGAGTAAGTACTCGTCACGGTAGATGGGTTCTAGTTCTCCGCGCAACCCAGCATTAAATCTCTTTAAACTCGTTTAAAAGCCTTCCTGGCACACGCCGCCCATTATGGCGGCGTGTGTATTTCTGGCGCCTGAAACCTGCGGCGCCGCTTCAGGAGGCGTCCGATGCGACCCGAAAACCCTCGCGGTATCCGCAATTTTAACCCCGGCAATATCCGTCATGCCAAAGGCGTGCGCTGGCAAGGCCAGGCCGCAACCCAAACCGACGCCGCTTTCGTCCAGTTCACTGCCCCGCGCTGGGGTATTCGCGCCATTGCCCGCGTACTGATCACCTACCAGGACAAACGCCTGGCCGCTGACGGCAGCCGGATCGACACAGTGCGCGAGATCATCGAGCGCTGGGCGCCGCCCTCCGAAAACAACACCAATGCGTACACCGCCACTGTGGCCCGCGCTCTTGGGATCGACCCCGACCACGAGGGCGTAGACGTTTACGACTTCGACGTCATGCGCGTCCTGGTGCAGGCCATCGTTCGTCACGAAAACGGCCCTGGACCGCTACCTGGTGGTCAATGGTATGGCGAGCCGATCATCGCTGATGGACTCGCCCTCGCGGGCATTGAGCGCGGCGCCAAGCACGGTCACTCCAACGGGAGCGCAGCATGAAGGGGGTCAAACCTATCTGCGACTGGCGCTGCTGCTACCGGCTGTACAGCGTCCAGATAACCATCCTCATCGCCTTTTTGGGGCTTGCTCAGTTGGAGCTGCTGCCTATGTGGCAGGAGCAACTCTCGCCCCGTGCTTATGCGGCTCTGAACAGCGGCTTGGCAGTGCTTCTGTTCTTCGCCCGCTTGATTAAACAAGGGCCGCCTCAGGAGCCACTTCCATGAGACTCAACCTTTTCGGTCGGCTGTTTTCTGCGCTACTGGCTGGGTTCACCTGGGGGCACCGCTGGACCTCTCCATTCACGGCTTCCGGTAGCTGGACCAGAGCGACGGTGATTCCGTCTTATCGTCGTGGCAAGACGGGCATCATCGCGGCCAAGCGCCGGACGCGTAAATCACGCAATCGTCAGAGACCCCACCATGGGCACGCTTGAGCAGATGGTCTGGCCATTGCCAGCACGGCTGGCTGCCGTGGCACTGGCCTGTGCGTTAAGTGCCAGCGCGGCGGGCTCAATCGCCTATGGGTTCGGCTTTCGATACGCAGAAGCATTGGGTGCGAAAGCCCTATCAGACCTCAAAACCAAGCACGCTGACCAAGCTCTGGCAGCTGAAAACGCCAACCGCCTGCAGCTGCTCCAGCAGGTCGCCCGAGCCAATGAAAGCGAATCCCTGCTGTTCAACTTGATGGATCAGTACGCCAAAGAAAAACAACTGCTCCAGGAGCGCATCCCCCATGTCACGACCCAATACCGGCCTGCGCCTGGCGCAGTTGCTCAGCCTATCCCTCGTTGCGTGTTCACTGCTGGCTGGCTGCGTGACTTCAACACCGCCCTCGGTGTGCCTGCCCCAGGAGCAGGCACCGCTACCACCCAACCTGCGCAAGCGCCCTGGGCCACCCCCGGCACTGACGCCGAACTATTGGAAAGCGGCATCACTCCCGCAGACATTCTTGCCTATGCCCAGGACTACGGTCTGTGGGTACGTAACAACCTCGCCCAACTCAATGGATTGCTTGATCTACAGAAAAAGGACTGACCGTATATGGATGTAGCAGATATCGCTGGCGAGAACGACTTTAGCGAAGAGGCTTTGCTCGCACATCAGAGTGGCGTGCAACGGCGTTCTGGACCATCGGCCTATCGCTGTGACGAATGCGGTGATTCGATCCCTGAGGCGCGCCGCCAAGCAGAGCCAGGCACTGAGCATTGTGTTGACTGCAAGACCACTCTGGAACACCTGGCAAAGCGGGGGTTGCGATGAATATGGAAGAGCTGAACTTTAGTTTCACTGCCGTGCAGTGGGTGGTAGTCACGGCGCTCGGGATTTACACCTGGTTCATCAATCGCCAGGCAGCCAGTGGTAAAGAGTTGCTGGAGCTGCGCACCCGAATTGTCGCCCTGGAGGAGCACGTCCGACATTTGCCTGACCAGACCGCCGTCACCGATCTACTGGGCGATATGAAAGCCGTGCGGGCTGAATTGTCGGGGGTCAAGGATGCACTTGCCCCTTTAGCCCGTTCGCTGGACCGGATCAATGATTACTTGTTGCGAGAAAAAACATGACTCAATTCGCCGCTTTTTTGCGTGAAGACTACCGCTTGGTGATCCTGCGCCTGCTGGCCGAAACCACCGGCTACCGTGCCAACAGCTCTGTGTTGACCATGGCCCTGGATAGCTTCGGCCACACGCTCAGCCGTGACCAGGTTAAAACCGAAATGCAATGGCTGGCCGAGCAAGGCGCCCTGACGCTTAACGATGTTGGTCCGGTGTTGGTTGCCACCCTCACTGAGCGCGGTCAGGATATCGCTGCAGGACGCGCTCGCGTTCCAGGCATCAAACGGCCAGGTGCCTGACCATGGCGGGAAAATCGTCCATCAGTCGCATGCCGCCCGTGGTCAAGGCTTACATCCAGAAGCTTTTGCGTGAAGATCGCATGACGTTGGATGAAATGATTGCGGATGTCCAAGCGCGCTTTCCAAATGAAAAGATGCCAAGCCGCAGTGCCTTGGGCCGTTTTAGAGTTGGTTTTGAGCAACTGACCGAGAAAACCCGTCAGCACCGGGAACAAGCCGAAGCCTTCGTCGGCGCATTTGGTGAGGATTCGACCGATAAAACCGGCGCGCTGCTGGTTGAGGCCATTTCCACTCTGGCCTATCAGGCCGCCATGGGCGCCCATGAAAAGGATGAGGTCACCACAAAGGAAGTAGCCGACCTGGCGCGAGCCGCAAAAAACACTATGCAAGCCCGGACGTTGAGCATGAAAGAGCGCCAGGCAGCCGAGCAGGCTGGTCGTGACCGCCTGTTGCGTGAGCAATCCGCCGAACTGGATAAGGCTGTCAAAGCCAAGGGCCTGTCTGAAGAATCGGCCCAGTGGTGGCGTGAGAAGTTCCTGGGCGTGAAGCAATGAAACCCTCATCCAGCACCGTCCGTGTCATCGAGTGGGATGAATTGCCGCCCAGCGTCCGGCAGATTCCCGAGGGATGCAACCCGATTGCCGAAGGCATCCTGATGGCTCACCAGGTGGACTGGTTGAGAATTCAGGCTCAAATCAAACTCTGTGAAAAAGGCCGCCGTACCGGCATCACCTTTGCCGAGGCACTGGACTCAGTGATCACTGCCTCTTCGCAGAAGTCTGCAGGGGGCATGGACTGTTTCTACATCGGCGACACCAAGGAAAAGGGCCTGGAGTTCATTGGCTACTGCGCTAAGTTCAGTCGGGTGATGGCCGAGGCTCAAGCGTCGGGTGTCAGCGAGATTGAAGAGTTTCTGTTTGAGGATCAGGACGAAGCGGGCAACACGCGTCAGATCAACGCTTATCGTATTCGCTACGCCTCTGGTTTCAAGATCGTGGCACTGTCCAGCAACCCAGCCGGTATTCGCGGTCTCCAAGGCAAGGTGATCATCGACGAGGCCGCGTTTCACCGTGACGTTTCTGCGGTGCTCGATGCCGCGACCGCGTTGCTGATCTGGGGCGGTCGGATCGTCATCATCAGCACCCACAACGGGAAGGGCAATCCGTTTAACCAGATGGTCAATGACATTCGGGACGAGCGCTATGGCGACAGTGCCGAGGTCTACACGGCAACCTTTGACGATGCCGTTGCCAATGGTCTGTACGAGCGCGTGTGCTACATGGCGGGTGAACTACCGACCGCTGACGGCAAGGAAGCCTGGTACAAGAAAATTCGTAACGCCTACGGTCCGCGCAAGTCGCAGATGCGCGAAGAACTGGATGCCATCCCCCGCGATGGCAATGGCGTCTGCATTCCAGGTGTGTGGGTTGACGAGGCCATGCGTCCTGGTCGCGAAGTACTCCGACTGGCATTGGACGCAGACTTTGTCCACCAGGCGCTGTATCGCCGCGAGGCCTACGTAAACGACTGGATTGACCGTGAACTGGCGCCAGTAATGGCAGAGCTTGACCCGGAGCTGCGCCATTTCCTCGGCATGGACTATGCGCGGCACCGCGACTTTTCCATCATCTGCCCGATGTCAGTCGACATGTCCCGACACCGTGACGTGCCGTTTGTGATGGAGATGCATAAGGTTCCGACCCGCCAGCAACAGCAAATTCTGTTTTACATCCTGCGCGGTCTGCCTCGGTTTGTCGGCGCCGCCCTTGATGCCACGGGCAGCGGTGAAACCCTTGCCGAAGATACTGCAGACGAATTCGGCCATAACCGGATACACCAGGTGAAGATCAGCCGCGCCTGGTACGGCGCATGGATGCCGAAGTTTGTGCAGCTGTATGAAGACGGCGCTATCACCATGCCCAAGGACGACAACCTGCACCAGGACGTACGCGCCATTGAAACGGTGGAAGGCGTTCCGATGATCGTCAAGGCCCGCTCACAAGACCTTAAAGACCCGGACCTTTACCGCCACGGTGACTTCGCGGGGGCTGGTGCGCTTGCCAACTTCGCCACGTTGGAAGTGACGTCTGGTCCAGTTGCCGCTAAATCACGCCGCCCACGACAGGGCCGACGCATTACCCAGGGGTACGCATGAACAACAAAGGCCTGTGGGTCAGCCCCACCGAATTCGTCAATTTCGCCGATGCCAAGCGTGACAAGCTGCTCGGTCGGCACATCGCCACCCGCGACCGCTCCAGCAGTGGTGCCTTTGGCGCCGCGAACTTGCCAAACCCTGACCCGATTCTCAAAGCCCAGGGTAAGGACATTACCGTCTATCGTGACCTTCGCAGCTCGGCGTTGGTAGGTGGCAACATCCGCCGTCGCAAATCGTCGGTGCTGGCCCTGGAGCGCGGTATCAAGCGTGGTAATGCCCCAGTTAAGGTCGAGCGATTTGTTCGCGACTGGCTGCCAGATCTGGACCTTGACCGCATCATCCGTGAGCTGCTCGATGCGCCGCTTTTTGGGTACCAGCCCGTCGAGTTGATGTGGCAGCCGGTCGGCGGGTATCTGATGCCCTCCGATCTGCTCGGTAAGCCCGCCGAGTGGTTTTTCTATGACAAGGACAACCAACTGCGCTTTCGCTCCCAGGAGGCGGGCCAGGATGGCGAGCTGTGTGACCCGCAGCGCTTCATCGTGGCGCGTCAGGATGCGACCTACGCCAACCCCTACGGCTTTCCTGACCTGAGCATGTGCTTCTGGCCAGCGATGTTCATGAAGGGCGGTTTGAAGTTCTGGGTGCAGTTCACCGAGAAGTACGGCAGCCCCTGGGTGATTGGAAAACACCCCCGTGGCGCCACGGACGCCGAGACGGATCTGCTGCTCGATAGCCTGGAGGCCATGGTGCAGGACGCTGTCGCTGCGATCCCGGACGACTCCAGCATTGAAATCAAAGAGGCCTCCGGCAAAGCGGGCAGCGCCACGGTCTATCGTGAGCTGCTGGAATACTGCCGTAGCGAAATCAACGTGGCCATGCTCGGACAAAACCAGACCACCGAAAAAGAGAGCAACAGGGCCAGTGCCGAGGCCGGGGCCGAAGTTACCGACGACATTCGTGACGGTGACGCCGGGATAGTGGCCACCGCGATCAATGCCGTAATTCGCCGTATCGTCGATATCAACTTCGGTGAGAACGTTGTCGCACCTGTCTACGAGCTGTGGGAGCAGGAAGAGATCGACAAGGTGCTGGCCGAGCGGGACAAAAGCCTCAGCGAGTCGGGTGTTAAGTTCACACCGCAGTACTTCAAGCGCACCTACAACCTGCAGGACGGTGACATTGTTGAAACTGCACCAGGTGATGCTGGTCCCGCGTTTGCCGAACCAACACTGAAACCTATCCTCGACCAGGTGGCGCTTGATCAGGCCATCGATAGCCTGTCAGCCGAGCAGCTGCAGGAGCAGAGCGAAAAGCTTGTTGCCCCGGTGCTGGAGGCCCTGCAGCGTGGACGCTCTGATAGTGAGGCATTGGGTCTGTTGGCTGAGGTCTATCCGCAGATGGATGACCAGTCGCTGCAGCAGACCCTGGCTCGCTTGCTGTTCATTGCCGACACCTGGGGTCGCTTGAGTGCCAGCGCGGATCGGGAGGACTGATATGTCCACGGCCAAAACACCCAATCCCGCTGACCTCAAGGCCATTTTTGGGCTGGAGCCCGAGCAGGCTATTGCCTACCTGAAATCCAAGGGCTACGCGATCACCTGGAACTGGCAGGAGATGGTGGATCAGGCCCATGACATCTCCTTCACTGTCGCCAAAGCCATGCGCCTCGATCTGCTGTCTGATATTCGTGGCGCCCTGGAGACCGCCCTGCAGAGTGGTCAAACGCTCAAGCAGTTCATTGCGGATCTGCAGCCCGTGCTGGAGTCTCAGGGCTGGTGGGGCAAACAAGTGATCGTCGACAGCCAGGGTGTTGGTGAGCTGGTCCAGCTGGGCAGCCCACGTCGACTGAAGACGATCTACCAGACCAACCTGCAGAGTGCGTACATGGCGGGCCGCAAGGCCAGCATGGAAGATACTGTCGATACCCATCCTTATTGGCGGTACGTGGCGATCCTTGACGGCAAGACCCGGCCCAGCCATCGCGCACTCAGCGGCAAGGTGTACCGTCATGATGATCCGGTGTGGTCGGCGATCTACCCGCCCAATGGCTTCAACTGTCGCTGCCGTGTGACGGCTTTGTCGCAATCAGTGGTGACCCGCAAGGGGCTGAGCATCGACAGCAGTGCGGGGCAAATGACCACCAGCACAGTCGAAACCGGTACCGACAAACGTACCGGCGAGATACGCACGGCCCAGGTGACTGCCGTGCGCACGACCGATAAAGCGGGCAAGGCCATCACTTTCCGAACAGACCCAGGCTTCAATCACGCACCAGGTACTGGCTTGGCTGATGCCTTGAAGCGAAAACAAGCCGCTGCTCAGGAGCTTTGAAATGATCACTATTGAGCTGGATCACGAACGTCTGCAGGGTGTCTTACGCCGAGTCGAGTGGGCTGTGGGAGATGTTGTACCACTGATGCGCGGCATCGCCGCCGAGCTGGCCAGCCAGACCGAAGAGAACTTTGAGGAGGAAGGTCGGCCAGACTGGGAGGATCTGTCGGAGACCACCACCGAGCGGCGGACGAAGACAGGTAACTGGCCTGGTCAGATACTGCAGATCAGCGCTGCCGGACTCGCGGCCTCGATCACCAGTCACGCCGATGACAGCACTGCCCTGGTCGGCAGCAACAAACCCTACGCTGCCATGATGCACTTTGGCGGCAAGAAGTCGGACTTCCCCCACCTGTGGGGTGATATTCCAGCACGCCCTTTCCTGCCAATGGACGCGGAGGGTCAGTTGCAGCCCGATGCAGAAGAGGCAATCCTGGAACTGGCGATGCATCACCTCCAAAAAGCCGCTCGCCTGTAACGTCCTCAGAGCCCCCTAGGCAACAATGCGGCTGCGGTTCATCGAACTGTAGGGGTGAACAACGCTGTAAACGCTTTATAAAGCCGACTCGCCATATCCTTTGCCAGCGGCGCGGGTGCAGATTGCGCCCTCGTCGTTTCGGCCCCCCATTCGAAACTCTTTAAACTCGATTAAAAGCCTTGAGCCGCCCCTCGGTTCAATCTGTGCGCATCACCTTCAACGGCAGCGTACAGCCCCATGAAACCCATTCACATTTTCAAGTCCGGCAAACACATCGCCATGGGCGGGGGCAGCTTCGACTTTAGCGAGTCGGACCTGGCCGCTACGGTGAAAGCCTACGACCCAGCACTGCACGAAGCCCCTTTGGTAATCGGCCACCCAAAACACGATGCCCCGGCTGCTGGCTGGGTCAAGTCGTTGACGGCCACTTCTACGGGCCTGATCGCGGAGCCGCAGCAGGTAGATGTCCAGTTCGCCGAACAGGTAGCCAGCGGCAGCTACAAGAAGGTTTCGGCATCCTTTTATCACCCTGACGCCGCCAACAACCCAGTGCCTGGTGTGTATTACCTGCGCCATGTTGGTTTTCTTGGCGCCCAGCCACCGTCCGTCAAAGGCCTGCGCCCGATTGAGTTGGCCGAAGACGAAGCCGGTGTTGTCGAGTTTGGTGACTTCGGCGACAGCGTTTCGGCGGGCATCTTCCGTCGCCTGCGTGAATGGCTAATTGCCAAGTTCGATGTCGAAACCGCCGACCAAGTTGTTCCAGGTTGGGACGTCGACACCCTCCTTGCCGAGTCTCGCCGTGAAGACGGCCCAACGGCATTCAGTGAACCCGCCCCCAAACCCAATACCGAGGCAGCCGCCGTGACCGAAGACGAAAAGAACGCCATCACCACCGAAAATACCCAGCTCAAAGCCAAACTCGCCAAGCGGGAAAAAGCCGATCTGGAAGCGGCCCAAACTGCTTTGCATACCAAAAACGTCGAGTACGCCGAGCAGCTGGTCGCGGCGGGCATGAAGCCCGTCCATGTGCCCGCCATTGTTGCCGCGCTGGATTACGCCGAGGGCGGCACCAAGCCCCTGGAGTTCGGTGAAGACGACGAGCGCGAACCCTTGGCCGAAGGCTTGAAGAAAGTCTTCAGTGCCCTGACTGGGGCGGTCAGCTTCAGCGAGCAGGCGACCAAAGACCGGGCTGGCAAACACACCAAACAACCCGAAAACCCATTACTGGCTGACGCTGAAGCCCGTACCCAAAAATAGGAGGCCTCATGGCCAATTTCACTCAGCCCAAAGACTTGGGCGACTTGCTACTGGTAGAGGTCAGCGCTGGCTGGACCAAGCAGAAAGGCGTTCTGTTGGCGGGTACCAAATATCTGTTGGGCCAGGTGCTGGCCAAGGTCGACGGCAAGTACCAGGCACTTGACCCCGCCGGAGCCGCTGCGGCCAAAAAAGCGGTCGCTGTATTGGGCGAAGACGTGGATGCCACCGCTGGTGATCAACCAGGAGTGCTGATCGCTCGCGGCGCCGTTGTCGATCCGAATGAACTGGTGTGGCCTGCCGGTTTGCCTGACGCCCAAAAAGCTATCGCCCTGGGCGAACTCGATGCCCTGGGCATTGTTGCCCGTGCGGCCCTGTGATTAGGAGTACTCCATGAATCTGCAAGACATGTTCAGCATTGCCAACCTGACGGCAGCCGTTAACAAACTCCCGGCCATTCCTGGCAAGGTCGGTGCTATGGGGTTGTTCGACGAAAAAGGTGTCAACAGCACCAGCGTCGTCATCGATGAGCGCGAGGGGCGCCTGATCCTGGTGCCCAACACGTCGCGCAATGATGATCCGGCCCCCGTTAAGGGGAGCAAGCGTCAGCGCAAGACCTTTGAAACCTTGCACCTGCCAGTCAGTCGGTCTCTGCTGCCAAGTCAGATTCAGGGTATTGCAGCCTTCGGCCAAGAAAATGCAGCGGCGCCGGTGGCCACCGTCATCAACGACAACCTGCAGGAACTGAAAAACAGCATTGAAGCCACTCGCGAGTTCCAGCGGGTCGGCGCTTTGCGCGGCAAGCTGCTCGATGCTGACGGCGCCGTCATCTCCGACCTCTATAAAGAGTTCGGTGTGGAACAAAAGAAAATCAACGTCGCCCTGGGCAACAAAGACACCAACGTGCGCAAGGCCTGCCTGGATGCCAAGCGCTTCTCCGAGTCCAAACTCGGCGGTGTCATGGTCACAGGGTTCCGTTCTCTGTGCGGGCCGGGTTGGCTTGATGCTTTCGTAGATCACGAAAAAGTTAAGGCGGCATTCGCCAACTATCAAGAGGCCCAGGATCGTCTTGGTGGCGACGTGCGTTCGGGCTTCACCTTCGGCGGCATTGAGTTCATCGAATATGACGTGACCGTCAGCGGTCAGCGCTTTATTCCTTTGGATGTCGCTCAGGTGTTCCCTGTTGCCAAGGGTGTGTTCCGCATGTTCAACGCCCCGGCCAACTACAACGAAACCGTCAATACCTTGGGCCTGCCGTTCTACAGCAAAGCCGAGCCGCGCAGCCTGGGCAAAGGCTGGAACCTCGAAGCTCAAAGCAACCCATTGGCCTTGTGCTTGTTCCCCGAAGCCCTGGTCGAACTGAAGATAGGTTGAATCATGCGCTACTGCACCCGTGCTGATGTCGGCAGCGCCATTCCTGAGCGTACGTTGATCCAGCTGTCCAACGACGATCCAGCCGCAAGACAGCCCAACGAGGCGGTGATCGAGGACGGTGTACGCCAGGCCGAAGAGTTGGTCGACGGCTACTTACGTGGCCGCTACAACTTGCCACTCGATCCGGTGCCGACAGTTTTGCGGGATGCGGCGGTGTACTTGGCACGGCATTGGTTGTACCAGCGCAGGCCCGAGGGCGTGTTGCCGGATGCGGTTAAGGACAGCCGCAAAGACACCATCAAGCTCCTGGAGAGCATTCGCGACGGCGTGGTGACCTTGGGCATGCCCACTGGTCAGGCCGCGCCAGAACCGGGGGAGATCAAGGTTCGCGCTCGCCGCCAACAGTTCAGCAATGACCAGTGGGAGCGCTACCAGTGATTGCTGACAAGCCAAAGACCCAAACCGAGCAGTTGCTGGATGCCTTTATTAGCAGGCTGAAGGGGGCATTCGACCTTGAACTGGCGGTTGAACTGTTTCCCGAAAACCCGACTATCTATCGACTCAATCACGCCATCGGCGCGGTGCTGGTGGCTTACGGGAAGTCCACCTTCGGCGCGTCTGAGGCTGTTGATGCAGTGTTCCAGGCACGCAGTATGAGCTTTCAGCTGACCCTGGTATTTCGCCAGCTCAATGGCACCGATGGTGCCACCAGCTACCTGGATCGGGTTCGGGAGTGCTTGACCGGCTGGAGACCGCCGCACTGCGACATGGCTTGTCGCCCCACAGCCGAGTACTTCATAGGGCAGGTACAGGGGGTTTGGCAGTACGGCCTGAGCATCGCCACTCGCACCATTCAACTGCAAACCATGGGCCCTGAAGACGGCCCGCTATTGAAAGAAGCCCGCTTCGAGGAATACCCATGACACAGACCCTGACCCCATACCTTTATACCGGCCCGCAGAGTTCTGCCTCACTGCGCGTCGGCACGGATGGCAAGCTACTCGATGTGCAGCTGCTGCCCGGAAAGCCCGTAGATCTGCCTGCTGATCACGAATACACCATCGTGTTGTTGGCGTTGAGGCACCTGGAGCTATTGCCGCCGAAGGTGGTGTCTGAGGCCGTGCCAGCACCGGTACCAGCTTTAGAGCCAGAACCAGAACCTGCCGCAATGCCTGCCGGAACTGAAAAAAAGGGAGGTAAATCCTGATGAGCGCTGTCATTGACCGCGAGTACATCGCTCGCCAGCAGGTAATCCGTCAGGCCATTCTCGCGGTGCTTTATGAGAAGCGCAGATCTAATCAGTCCGGGTATTCGCGTGACTTGACGCATACGTTGGGACATGCCCCACAAGAGTGTTTGTTTGCACTCGAATTTTTGGTGGAGCTGGGATTGATCAAGCACGAATCCATCCACTGCCGGATCACCGCACAAGGTGTTGTGCATTTTGAAAAGGGGGAGTCGTCATGAGCGCCAATTACTTACACGGCATTGAAACCACCGAGGTCGAACGTGGCCCTCGGGCTATCCGCGTGGTCAAATCGGCGGTCATTGCATTGGTCGGCACCGCACCCATCGGGCCGATCAATGAGCTGACGCTGTCACAAACCGAAGTGGACGACGCCAAGTTCGGCCCGGACCTGGAAGGCTTCAGCATCGCGGAAGCGCTGGCTGGCGTTCATGCTTTCGGCGCCGGGACCGTGCTGGTCGTCAATGTGCTTGATCCTGCGATCCACCGCAGCAATGTCGAAGGCCAAACGCGGCAGTTCGGCAACAACGACCTGCTCCAGTTGCAGCACGGCGCGCTGCAGACCCTTGTGCTGAAATCCGAAGACGGTACCAACACGTATGTGGAGAACGCCGACTACTCGGTGAACCTGCTGACAGGTCGTGTCACACGTCTTGCCTCGGGCTCTATCCTTGCGGCAGGCAAGGTTAAGGCAGACTACACCCGCACCGATCCGAGCAAGGTCACACCATCCGATATCATCGGTTCGGTCACTGCAGCTGGTCGGCGCACCGGACTGAAGGCATTCCCGGACAGCTACAACCTGTTTGGCTTCTTCCCCAAGATCTTCATTGCACCAGGCTTTAGCACCTTGAACGCCGTGAGCGTCGAGCTGATTGCTTCGGCGACTCAGTTGGGTGGCATTGCTTACATCGACGCTCCCATCGGAGCTACCGTGCAACAGGTGATCGCAGGACGTGGCCCGCTGGGTGCTATCAACTTCAACAGCAGCAGTGACCGGGTACGCCTTTGCTATCCTCACGTGAAGATTTACGACGCACGTACCAATGGTGAGCGTCTCCAGCCTTTGTCGGTCCGGGCAGCAGGCTTGCGGGCCAAGGTAGACAACGATAAGGGCTATTGGTGGCCCAGCTCCAACCAGGAGCTTGTGGGTGTCATCGGCCTGGAGCGGCCATTGACGGCGCGTGTGGATGATCCCAACAGCGAGGTCAACCTGCTCAACGAAAACGGCATCACTACCGTGTTCAATTCGTTCGGTACCGGCCTTCGGCTGTGGGGTAATCGGACAGCCGCATGGCCGACCGTTACCCATATGCGTAACTTCGAAAACGTGCGTCGGACCAAGGATGTGGTCGACGAATCGATCCGCTACAGCTCACTGCAGTTCGTCGATCAGCCAATCACCAACTCGTTGATCGACAGCATCACGGAAAGCGTGAACCAGTTCCTGCGCAAGCTGATTGGGGACGCGGCGCTACTCGGCGGTGAGTGCTGGTATGACCCAACGCGCAACCCGCAGACCGAGATCGAAGCCGGACATTTGCTGTTCAGCTACAAACTGACTGTGCCTCTGCCATTTGAACGCGGCACCTTTGAAACCGAAATCACCGGGGAATACCTGGTCAACCTGGGAGCCGCATAAATGGCCGGTTTTAGCGCACATCGAATCGCCAACGCGGCGGTCTACCTGGACGGCAACAGTTTCTTTGCTCGGGCCGAAGAAATAGAGCTGGGCTCGGTAAAAGCGGTGATGTCCGACCATCAGGGGCTGGGCCTGGTCGGTCTAATAGAGTTGCCGGACGGCATCGATAAGTTGGAGGGCAAGATCGTCTGGAACAGTCTGTACCTGGATGCAGCCAAGAAAATGGCTACCCCGTTCAAGAGCGTGCAGTTGCAATGCCGCTCGAACGTCCAGGTGTTCAACAGTGCTGGACTGGTCGACGAGATCCCGCTGGTCACCCTGATGACAGTGACCTTCAAGGAATACCCCCTGGGCAGCTACAAGCCGCGTGATCCCAGCAAGTTTGAAACACCGTTCTCGGCCACGTATGTGCGCCAGTTACTCAACGGTGAAGAGATCGTGTTGCTGGATTATCTGTCCAATATCTTCAAGGTTGGCGGTGAGGATCAGCTGTCCAAGTATCGGAAGAATATTGGGCAGGCATAGGTCTGGAGATATTCATGGATCACTCGACCGTAGGGCGGCATGAGGCGATCAATGCATCGGAAGCGTTGATCAAAATCTTCGACATGCAAATTCGCCGCGACATGGACTATGTCCGCGCTCGCGAATACTGGAATCGTTGCATACAAGACCTGCCGATATCGACGTTGGTAGAGGCATTGGCCAGGCTGTCCTCGGGGCGCTATCAAATGACTCCGAGAAACCAATGCCATTGCTGCAGACATCGCCATTGACGTGTAACAGGACAAGCTCCAATGGATTGGAGCTGCCAGGACGGCAACCAGAAGCCCCGCCATCGTGCGGGGCTTCTTTCTTTAAACTCGGTTAAAAGCCAACGCCACGGCCAGGCGCAATACTCGGGGCTCTTTTAGAGCAGTAATCAACCTGGAGTAACAAGCATGGCCCAAGTACTGAGTTTACCCCTCAAATTCCCTTTCACTTCTGCAGCTGGCGTGTTGATCAGTTCCCTGCCGATCAAGCGCCTCAAGCGAAAGGATGTCAGTGCCGCACGGGGTGCCACCGAGAGTCAAAGTGTGTTCGAGAACATACTCGCGGCAAAGATGCTGGGTATCACTCTGGAGGATTTGGAGGAGTTCGACATTGCCGACTCCAAGTCGGTCACCGACTTAATGGACGCGATGACGACTGGCAAAAATCTTGCGAACGTCATCGCGGACATTACTGCCAATATTGATACCACCACCCTGGGGCCCATCGCCGATGCTTTTCGGGAAAGCGTGGGTAACGAAGAGTCAGCTTGAGTCTTGGGATGAGGCGCTGCTCCTGGTATTGAGGATGCAGCCGTCTGAAATCGAAGAGCTGGACATGGAGCGGTATTGGTACTGGGCGGATGTATGCCAGCGAGAGATCAATCGCCGGATCGAGCTTTCCGAGCAAATGAACCGCTGATCAACGTCACCAGCCCCACCATCAAGCCCACCAGCAATGCGCCGCCCGCTGCGAAAGGGGCGGCGACCAAGGCCAGCAACGGCAGTCCCAGGCAGAACATCAATACCGCCGCCCATAAAGGTAGGTTCGCCAGGCAGAGCCAGGCAAGCCAGATCACACCGACGCCGACGGCCAGTGCATAAAGGGTTTTGGCGGTGAGCAGAGCGGTTTTCTCAAACATGCTTGCAGCGTAGCAAATTATGGCTAATGAAGTCCTGGTCGGATTAAAGATAGGTGCTGCGGTGTCGGGCAGCTTGCACGCCGCATTTGGCTCTGCCAAATCGACAGTGCAGCAACTGGGGCGCGCAACAGATGGTTTGACTACCAGGCAGAAACTGATGGGTACGGAGCTAGCAGCCTCCATTGCCAGGGGAGGCTCCGGCGTCGAGCGCCTGCGGCGTCAGTACGATCAGGTCGGCAGTACCATTGAACAGCTTAAGGCCAAGCAGGAGCGGCTTAACACCAGCATTGCCCGTGGAGAAACGCTGAAAAACAGACGTGCGGATCTGCGTGGGCAGGCGATGGAGACCATCGGCACTGGAGTTGCTATTGGCGCTCCGATAGTTCAGTCCGTGCGTACCGCCATCGAATTTCAAGACCAGACCCGTGACATTGCCATTACGGGGGGCTTCGACGAGGCCGAGGAAAAGCGCCTCAGTGATGTGATGCGTGAGTCCGCATTGAAGTGGAACCAAACCCAAACCGAAGTCGCTAAGGGCGCTGGAGTCTTGGTGGCGGGTGGTATATCCAACGCAAAAGAACTCGCCGCGTATGCGCCAGTGATGGCTAAAACAGCGACAGCGACGCGTGCCAGCATGGATGATCTCGGTAAAGTTGCTCTTGCCTTAAATGATAATTTGGGAATCAGTGCAGCCGGTTTCGATCGCTCGATGAACATTTTGGCCTATGCGGGGAAAGAAGGCCGGTTTGAGCTGAAAGATATGGCCAAGTGGCTACCGCAACTCACGCCTCAGTTTGCTGCTCTGGGTGTAACTGGCGAAAAGGCAGTGGCCGAGATTGGTGCGTCTTTGCAAATTGCCATGAAAGGGGCTGGTAGCACCGACGAGGCTGCCAACAACTTCAAAAACTTTCTCACGAAACTTACCGCACCTGACACATTGAAGTCCTTCAGCGACGCTGGTATTGATCTCAAAGAATCAATGACAAACTTGGTCAGTACGGGGTTAACCCCAACCCAGGCCATGCTCGACACTATCACCAAATACATGGGCACAAAGAGTCCCAAGGCAGCATCGGAATTTCAAAAAGCGATATCCCTAACCGATGATGCCGAGCGTGAAACAGCGCTAAACCGTCTCAACGAAGCCTATAAATTAGGGGAGCTGTTCAGAGACATGCAGGTGTTGTCCTATCTTCGGCCAGCGCTTGCTAACCAAGCTGAACAGGCGCGTGTTCAGAAAGGAAGTATGGGGGCAGCTGACAAAGCTGTTACCGACCAAGATTGGGCAAAGCGCATGGGCAGTCCCAAGGAGCAACTGAAACTCTTGGGTGTAAATCTGTCTGACATCGGTATTTCAGTGGGCAGCGCTCTCATACCTGCGCTGGTAGATGCGACCAAAGCCGTAGTTCCGTTGATGGCATCGTTCTCCACCTGGGCGAGTGAAAACCCCACCATCATTAAAGGCGTTGTGGGTCTGGTCGGCGGTTTGCTGGCAGGCAAGCTCGCCTTCATTGGGCTTGCCTACGGCGCCAACCTGGTGATGTCGCCCTTCGTGGCCATGTCCACCACTCTGAAAACTGTTTCAGCGAAATGGACCTTGCTGCGTGGCATGTGGCAGATGGGCAAGTTCGCGCCCCTGGTCACCGGCCTGACTCGCATCGGCAGCGGCTTGCTCACAGTTGCCAAGTACAGCGGCCTGTTCTTACGTGGCGTCACTGTGGCCCTCGGAGCACCACTGATGATGGTTGCGCGTGGTGGTTTGTTCCTGGGCAAGATCCTCGGCGGCACGTTGTTGTTCGGGTTGAAGCTTGCCGGACAGGCCGTCCTCTGGCTGGGCAGAGCCCTGCTGATGAACCCCATTGGCCTGCTTATCACCGGCATTGCGCTCAGCGCCTACCTGATCTACCGCTACTGGGAGCCCATCAAGGGCTTCTTCAGTGGCCTGTGGACAGAGGTGAAGGCTGGCTTCAATGGCGGACTTTCCGGCATCACTGGACTGATCCTCAACTTCTCTCCGCTCGGACTGTTCTACCGCGCCTTTGCGGGAGTCATGAGTTACTTCGGGATTGAGCTGCCTGGCAAGTTCAGTGAATTCGGCGGGATGTTGGTAACAGGGCTGATCAATGGCATTGGCAACATGGCCAACTCGCTCAAAGACAGTGTCATCGGCATCGGCACCTCGATCAAAGGCTGGTTTACGGGCGAGGTTCAAATCCGCTCACCCAGCCGCGTGTTCATGGGCTACGGCGCAAACATCAGCCAGGGTGCTGCGTTGGGCATCACGTCCCAATCCGATCTGGTGCGCAAAGCCGCCCTCGGCATGGCCACTCAGTCGAAGGTCGACATGCTGCCGCCCAATCCTGCAGACGTGTCCAGGGCAAGCATGATGGGCGGCTTCGCAGGTGCAGGCCAAGGCGCCGCACCAGGTGCAAATGCCTCACCTATTTTTCATTTCTCCCCACAGATCAATGTGCCTGGCGGACCAGGTGTTCGCGAGCAGGTTACACAAGGTTTGCAGGCGGGCTATCCCGACTTTGTGAAGATGATGGAGCGCTACCACCACGATAAACGTCGCCGCAGCTACGGCTCCCCAGATGAGGGCTTTGCCTGATGTTTGCGATCTTGGGTGATATCGAGTTCACCGTTGCAGGCGGCATCAGCGGCCTGGAGCAAAGCGGTACGGCTGACTGGGCCGAACATGCTCGTATCCAGGGCAAGCCCTTGCTGGAATGGATTGGCGAAGGCCTTGACACCTGCAATCTAACGATGCTCCTGCATCCGATGCTGGGCGATCCAGAGGAGCGCCTGCGAGCCCTTCGACAGGCCAAGAGCAAGCACGAGCCACTGGCATTCGTCATGGGTAGCGGCGAGTACTTGGGCGCCTACGTCATCACTGACATCAGCAATACACTGCGACGTGCAACAGCTGTGGGTCAAATCGCCGCCGCGACAGTTCAGGTCACTTTGAAGGAATACACAGGAGTCTTTAATCGCAAGGTACTCCGACCAGGGCTGCTCGATCCTGCACTGAGCGGTACGCCTGCAGCAGCGATGGGGTCTCCTGGAATGATCTCTAAATTGACACCACCTGCCAGTCCGACCCAATTGGCTATCGGTCATGCAAAAACGGTGGGCAATGTGTTGCGGGCTGGCAAGAACCTGTATGACTCCGTCAAAAGTGGCAGTCCGTCCATGATCCTGGGTCAGGTGCCACAGTTATTAAGCATTACCGCTCGCGCCATCGAGCCCCTGCAGGGCTTCAAAGATGCTGCAGGACTGCTCGATGACGGCGCCGATCTGTCGCGCTTGAGTGACAACGTAATGGGAAGCGTGATGGGCTCCCGATCCAGCCTTGACCCAGTGGACATAGGCAATATCGTCGACCGCTTCGCCAGCTCTCGCGAGTCGCTCGGCCAGGCCGCAACCATCCTAAGCAGTGCGGGTACTCGCCTTGCAGGGCTTGCAGCCCAAGTTTTGACCCGGAGGGCCTGATGTTCATCACCCACGTCACAACCGAGGGAGAGCGCTGGGATCAGATCGCCTGGCGCTACTACGGCGATGCCCATCGCTATTTGCCTATCTTGGAGGCCAACACCCACGTGCCCATCACCGCCGCACTTCCAGCCGGATTGACGCTGGCCATCCCCATGCTGGAGCCCGTGACCTCAACTGAGGATCTCCCACCATGGATGCGTTGATTCCCGACCAGGTACCGGAGGCCCGTTTTGTGCTGACCTACCAGCAACGCAACATCACCCGCGACATCAGCAAGTATTTGCTGTCGTTGAGCTACTCGGACTTCCTGACGGGCGAAGCTGACAGCCTAGAGATCGAGCTGGAGGACGCCGAGGGCAAGTGGAAGGATGCTTGGTACCCAGGTCACGGCGACACCCTGAAGTTGTCCATCGGCTGGGAAGGCAGGCCATTACGGGCCGTGGGCAGCTTTGAAATAGATGAAGTGGAGCTGAACTGCCCACCCTCGACCATCAGCATCCGCGCACTCGGCGCAGGGATTCAGACGGCATTACGCACCACTGAACATAAGGCTTACGAGAACACGACCTTGGATGCGGTCGCCAAACAAATTGCCACGCGCCAGGGCTTGGAGCTGATCGGACGCATCGAGCCGATCATGCTCGACCGTCTTACCCAGCAGGAGTCGGATCTGGCCTTCCTGCGCAACCTGGCCGGTGAATACGACTACGCCTTCAAGGTGACAGGTAGGCGCATGGTTTTTCATGCCATCAGCGAATTGTCCAAGGGCGTGCCCGTGGCCAGTCTTGTGCTTAGTGACCTGGGCAACGTGCGACTGCGCGACCAGATCACCGTGGTGCCCAAGGCTGTCCAGGTCAAGCACAAGGACCCAGCCAAGAAGCAGTTGATCGCCTACACCATGGTCAATGGCGAAACCGTTGCGGTACCCAGTAGCTCCAGCAAAACCACCACCAGCGCTGACACGAAAAAGCAACGCAAGCGCAGCGCATCTGCCGAAGTCGCCAAGGCCAGAGCCAAGGCGGACTTGGCGAAAGCTAATCGCGAACGCACTACTGGCAGTTGGAGCAGCATCGGGCGTCCAGATCTGGTGAGCGGCAATGTGGTCGCCTTGATCGCGGCAGGCAAACTTGGCGGCAATTACTTGATCACCGCCTCGCACCACCGGGTTACACGTACCGGCTACACCGTAGACAAAGAGGTTTGCCGCATCGCGGCATCCTCGATCAACCTCACCCAGGCCAGCACAAAGCCCGACTTGGCGTTATCGACCTATGGCATTAAGCATGAAGTGGTCGTGTGATGATGGAGTACGTACCAGATGGGCGTTGAACTGGAGTATGGCGAGATCAGTGCCGTGGATTACCTATCCTGTCGCGTGCGAGTGCGCCTGGATGACCGTGACGGCGTAGAGAGCTACTGGCTCAACGTACCCCAGCGCAACACGCAGGGCACGAAGCGCCGCCCCCTGATGCCTGAGTTGGGTGAACAGGTGGCCGTGCTGCTCGATGCCGATGGCGTAGGTGGCGTGTGCCTGGGTGGCATTTACTCAACGGCAGAGCCACCTCCCGTAATAGATGAAGACACTGACTATGTGCGCTTTAGCGACGGCACGTCCATCACCTACAACCGTAAAGTCAGTGAGATGGCACTGGACTGCGTGGGGGCCACCACGCTCAAGTGTGCGAGGAACCTGACAGTGGAGTCCGGAGAGCCTGTTTTGGTAAAGGCGCCTTCGGCGACATTGGATGTTCCCCAAGTCACTCTGAACGGAAACCTGCAGATGAAAGGCAACCTACAGGTGGATGGCAACATCACAGCCACAGGGACAATCATGGATGTCGGCGGTAACTCTAATCACCACACCCATTGACAGTGTCAGCGCCGTCTCTGGCGTGGCAGAGTTTCTTTAAACTCGATTAAAAGCCAGCAGCGTTTGGCTTTTGCATGATGGGCGCATGACAACGCCCACTCCCTACACCAACATCACCGCCGCCCATTGGCAGCCCGCCCTCGGTACATCCGGCGAGGTGGTCGAGGGCCTGCGCGACATTGACCAAGCCATTCGCATCATCCTGACCACACCCAAGGGCAGTGATGCCCATCGGCCAGAGTTCGGCAGCGACCTACATCTATATGTCGACTGGCCCACAAATCGTGTCACGCCGCACCTGGTGCGTGAAACGGTCGACTCCATTCGCCGTTGGGAAACCCGAGTCTCGGTTGTCCAGGTGCAGGTCAGTATCGACGCCGAACATGTCACGCTACGCGTGCAATGGCGAGTCGCCGATGGCGTCCCTCAACTGACCGAGGTGCCGTATGCGCGAGCTGCCTAAACCTGAATTCGTCAAGATCGACCCTGCGGCCACAGAGGCCGAAATTATTGCCAGCTACGAAAAAGAGTCCGGCAAGTCGTTATACCCCGCGCAGATCGAGCGCTTATTCCTCAACCAGGTGGCTTATTCAGAAACGCGGATCAAGGCTGCGATCCAGAGCGCTGGTGAGAAGCTCCTGGTGCGATACAGCAGCGGGCCGATCCTTGACTACCTGGGCGACCTGGTTGGTACGCCGCGTTTGCTAGCCGTTGGTGCGGTTTGCACCGTCCAGTTCAATGTTGTCGAGGGGCAGCCGCAGGACCGCTTGGTCCCTGCGAATACCCGTGTCACGTCTCAAAATGGTGCGGTGGCGTTTCTGACCCGCCAAGAGACGGTCCTGAAGGCCGGGGTGCTGACGGCCAAAGTCAGGGCGGTTTGTGAAACCCCTGGTGTTATCGGCAACGGGTGGGCTATCGGCCAGATCAGCACATTAGCTGGTCAGCCGTTCGCCGGATTGACTGCCAGCAACATCAGCGTACCGGTCGACGGCGCCGAAGATGAGACAGACGCTCACTACTCAGAACGCATCATCCTCGCCCCTGAGGCCTACACAACAGCGGGCAGTGAAGGCGCGTATAGGTATCACGCGCTATCGGTTCACCAGTCCATTATTGATGTGGCCGTGCGCGGTCCCGAGGACGGCCTGCCTGATGGCGAGGTGGCCATCCACCCGCTTACTGAAGCGGGTATGCCTACGGCGAACCTTCTGGAACAGATCGAGCGCTACGTAACCGGCGAAAAACTACGCCCTCTGTGTGACACCGTGCGAGCGCAAATGCCAGAACGTATCGACTGGCGTATCAAGTCGCACATCACGTTGTACGCCTGGGCCGAAACAGAGCCCACGCTGGCCGCAGTGCGTAAGGCTGCACAGGACTATGCCCAGGAACTGCGCGCCAAGCTCGGTCTCGATATCGTGCCCGAGCAGCTCAACGCCCGCCTGCAAGTCTCGGGCGTGTATCGCTCAGTCTTGGAGCTACCCTCTGTACCGCTGGCACTAGGGCGTCATGGCTGGGCTGATTGCTCCGACATCGATATTTTGTACGCAGGTGTCGCCGATGGTTGACTCAATCTTACCGCCCGCGCTGGCTGGTGATGAACGCTTTGCGCGTCTGTGTAAATTGCTCGACGAACGCCATGCAGGCATTGATCTGACACCGATGCTGGTCTACCTCCTCGACCTGGTGAAAGCGCCTCTGCTGCCGGTGTTGGCCGATCAGTTCAGCCTGCTCGATGAAGCCGCCTGGCTGCTGGCCGAGTCCGAAGACGCCCGCAGAAACTTACTCAAAAACGCAGTAGAACTGCACCGATACAAGGGTACGCCCTGGGCTATACGGGAAATCATTCGACTGTTGGGCTTTGGTGAGGTCCAGCTGCAGGAGGGCCTCGGTGGTCGGACCTATGACGGCAGCATCAACTTCAACGGGTTTTACGTATACGGCGCGCCTCGCGCCTGGGCAGCATACCGCGTGATCTTCGCCGAGCCCATTACCAACGACCAGGCGGATCTGATCCGCCGCATGTTGTCCACCATCGCGCCTAAACGGTGCCGTCTTGCCTCGCTTGAGTATCAAGCGGTGGCAATCCGCTACAACGGCTCCGCTCGCTATGACGGGCTGTATAACCATGGGAGCAGTATTTAATGGCCACCTTGCCTGAAACAGAAGACTACGCAGAGGGGACTTACCAAATTGAAACGTCAGATAGGGTATTAGGTGGCCCTGGTGGCATAGCGAACAAACAAGCTGAGCAGCTGGGTAATCGAACTGCGTGGCTGAAAGCTGCTATCGCAAAAATTGTTAACGGTAAAACCGCCGTTGGCTTGGCTGCTCAGCTGGCAACAGCTCGCTTGTTGAAGTTCAAGGGGTCGGTCAGTGGTAGCGTTAGCTTCGACGGTAGCGCGGACACGGAGATAACGTTAACGCTCGCTGACTCAGGTGTTGTGGCGGGAAGCTACACAAAAGTCACATTAAACGCGAAGGGCGTGGCCACCGCAGGTGAAAATCCCCGGACCTTAGAGGGTCACGGGATCATCAACGCTATCGCTATTGGTGATTACGGGTTCGGCGGGAAAGTATCTCCACAAGGGCCTATTGATTCCAAAAATTTGCTTGGTGGCTTTTACTCATTCAAGGACGGATACACCACTTTTGCCAACTACGTAGGGTTGATCAACATCCCTTATGGCGAGGAGGGTTTCGCTGGTCAGTTAGGCTTTGAGCTAGGTGGAGCAGAGCCGGTAGTTTACATCAGGAGCGTTAGCAACTCAGGAGAGTGGACGCCCACCCGGAAACTTTGGCATACAGGTAGCTTCGACCCCTCAACCAAGGCATCACTTGCGAGTCCTGTCTTTACTGGAACGCCAGAAGTGCCGAACGTGGCCGCTGGAGACAATTCTAAGCGCGTCGCGAACACTGCGTTCGTTCGCACAGCTATTTCTGCACTGGTAGGCTCCTCGCCCCAAGCGCTGGACACATTAAACGAGTTGGCCGCCGCGCTAGGTAACGACCCGAACTTCGCTTCCACAGTGACAAACGCCTTAGCTGGTAAGGCTAACAAAGGCGTGAGCCTCGCGGATTACGGGATACTGGATGGAGTCAAAATTGGCCGCTTTGGTATCGGTGGCACGTCCACTGATGTAGCTCCCATCGAGACAATTGGTTTGCCCGGTGGTTTTTACGCGATGGATGGATCGCCAACAGCTTTTTTGCAGTACTCATCCGTCTTGAATCTTCCCTATTCCGATAAGTCGTGTGCAGGCCAAATTGCGATAGGCCATGGTCGTGATGATGTGATTGTTTGCGTTCGCGGCGTGACGAACTCAGGAAAGTGGACGCCGAAACGGACCCTATGGCACGACGGAAACTTAGATCCAAATGCTCTTATGCCGGTCGGCACTTCTATCGCTTTCGCGGGCCCCCGTCCGCCTGCCGGATTCCTGAAAGAAAATGGAGCGGCAGTTTCCAGAACCGTCTACGCCAATCTCTTTGCAGTAATTGGTACCACTTACGGTGCGGGAGACGGAAGTACCACGTTCAACCTGCCGGAAAGTCGCGCAGAGTTCTTCCGAGGGCTTGATGACGGTCGCGGTGTTGATGTCGGGCGTAGTCTTGGAACGTATCAGGCCCCAATGCTTGAGGCCCACGATCACACGCTCAGCAGCGACGGGACTGGAGCCGCAGGAGCCGCTGGAGGGAATACAACAGCAGACTTTAAAGTTGACGGTAACGTGAGTTCGGGCTCCACAGGTAAGACCGGTGGGGCCGAGACACGCCCTCGAAACGTTGCGCGACTGATGTGTATCAAGTACTGAGGTGAACCATGACAAATTCTAATCCTCCGCGGATCTACCTAGCCCATCCGGTTACGGGGGAGTACATAGGTGAAGCATTTGCTGACCCGAACCCACTTGATCCGGATAACTGGCTCATTCCAGCCAGAGCCTTTGTAGATGCTCCGCCGCCAAGCAAAGTAGGCTTTGCGGTGATCAATACTCCCGACAGCGATCAGACCTGGTCGTTAGTTCAAGACCGTCGAGGCATTGTCTATAGCAAAGTCGATGGGAAGGCTCGCCAGTGGCAAGAGCTTGGTCCGCTTCCGGATGATCTGACAGCTGAGGTCTGTCCCGGTCCGTTTTACGTATGGCAAGAAGATCGCTGGCAGTTAGATAAAGAAGCAGAGGCTAAGGCACTGTCTAGTCAAGCCCTGGCTGAGCGCGACCGATTGTTGGCGGCTGCAACTACGCGTATGGCGCCGCTGCAAGATGCAGTGGACCTGGGCGACGCGTCACCCGAAGATGAGTTGGAAATAGAGGCATGGAAGCGTTACCGCGTAGCCTTGAACAGAATTCAGCGACAGCCTGATTTTCCGAAAGCTATTGATTGGCCAACTTCCCCCGGCAATCGCAATCAGCAATAAAAAGAGGGCTGTCAGCTCAGATGTAGAGGCACCTGAGCTGACCGCCAACCAGCAGATCCAGCCTGCAAGCCAGCCAAGGCCCTCCCGCTCACGTGAGCGTTGGGAAGCCTACCAGAAGTGCAAAAGGTTTGCAGATGATGCAAGAGGTACGTTGTGGCCACTGTGGCCGAAAGCTAGCCGCCGTATGTGGTTTTACGGAATTACAGATCAAGTGCCCGCGATGCCGGACGCTTAACCATTTGAAGGCCGAGAGCCTCCTGACATCGCCAGCGAGCGCCCCAAGCCTTCAGGAGGCAATATGTCCGCGCAACCGATCATCCCCTGGATAGGTGGCAAACGCCGCCTCGCCGACCGTATCTTCGCGCTGTTTCCGGCTCACAGTTGTTATGTGGAGCCTTTCGCCGGAGGCGCCGCGCTGTTCTTTTTAAGACCGGTACCGGCAGAGGTCGAGGTGCTTAACGATGTCAACGGTGACTTGATCAACCTCTACCGGGTGGTGCAAAACCACTTGGAAGAGTTTGTCAGGCAATTCAAATGGGCTTTGTCGAGCCGCCAGGTGTTTAAGTGGTTGCAGATGACGAGGCCGGAGACCCTTACCGATATCCAGCGGGCAGCCAGGTTCTATTACCTGCAGCAGTCCGCGTTCGGTGGCCGTGTCGACGGTCAGACCTACGGCACTGCGGCTACGACACCACCTGGACTGAACCTGCTTCGCCTGGAGGAAGCGTTATCCGCCGCGCACCTGCGTCTGAGCAGCACCTATATAGAACACCTGGGCTGGCAAGAGGTTATGAAGAAGTACGACCGTGAACACACACTGTTTTACTGTGACCCGCCGTACTGGCAGACCGAAGGCTACGGCGTTCCGTTTGGGCTGGAGCAATACGAAGCGATGGCCACAGTTTTAAGAGAAATTAAGGGCAAGGCTATCGTTAGCCTGAATGACCACCCTGACATCCGTAGGGTATTCGCTGGTTTCCACATAGAAACCACTGACATCAAATACACCGTCGGTGGTGGTAAAGGGAGTGATGCAACGGAGGTGTTGATCTTCAGTTGGGACATTCAGGCCGAACCTGCCGGTCTGTTTTGATATTCTGTTGCAACAGCTGCAAAAAAATCTGAAGCCATTTATCTCAGATTAGAGCGCGAGTTTTTCGCGCTCGGCATCAGCCTGATCAAGCTTCAGGTTTGGATCGTTTGGAGGGTTTGGGGTGACTTTGTACATATGCGTAATTCCTGAATGGGGCCGACACCGTTTCGCTACTAAACGAAAGGGTGGCAGCTGTACGCAGGTTAGTAGACCGGGGAATTACACAAAGCCGGCGCGCCCGAAGGCGCCCTACGCACAGCCACCATCAGGCACAGACAGGAACGTCTGATAGATGAAGCTCATGCACTAAATGTAATTGACCCTCGGGCTACTAAACCCGATCACTGAGTTGTCAGCGACCGAGCCACCTTAGAGACGCCCATCCAAGCGCACAAGCCGGCGGATTCTGACGCAACTGTAGGCAATGGAGCAAGGTGGTGCAGCTTGCTGTAGGACGGGTCTACATCAACGCCGGCCCACTCACTCACTCCCTGTAGGAGCGAGCTTGCTCGCGAAAAACCATAGGCGCCGCGTTCATTCTGGATGAACACATTATCTTTACGTTCTTCGCGAGCAAGCTCGCTCCTACAGAGAGGATGCCTCAGTCGCGACGCAACGTTTCGGTCTTGAGGACACAAGCGCTAATAGTATTGCTCGGCTGCCTGCGCGGCGGCTGGACTAGGATTTTTTCTGGCGGTGCACACCGACATTAAAAATTCACTGGCATCTACAAGGAGTAGCCAGTAGGCTACATTTGAATCTGTGACCAATACGATCGGCAGGACGCCCGAGTTCGATACATGGCTCGACGGTATGAAGGATGTGTGGGGTAAGACGGCTGTACTGATCCGCCTGGATCGAGCCGAAGAAAACAATTTTGGCGATTGCCAGCCTGTAGGCGATGGCATGAGTGAAATGCGTGTGTTTGTCGGGCCCGGCTACAGGATTTACTTTGTGCGCACGGGCATCACCGCTTACCTGATGCTGTGGGGAGGCGATAAAACCGACCAGAAACGAGGAATCAAGCGGGCAAAAGAGATTCTCGATGCCCTGAGAGGTCAATGA